ATGAAGACGATTCCGCCCCGCCAGCTGGAGGTGCTGACCTTCATGCAGGCCTTTTTTAAGGACAACGACCAAACCCCGCCAATGGCGTTGATTGCCAAGCACTTTGGCTTTCGCTCCCCCAACGCCGCGCAGTACCACATCGATTGGCTGCTGCGTCAAGGCTACCTGGAGCGCAACAGCCTGGGCAACCTGAAATTTTCCCGAGACAAGACACCCCAGCCATGAGCAAAGAAATCACCCTGAAAGAGATCTACGACCGTTGCGACGAGGTCGGCACCTGCTGGATCTGGCGCGACGCCACCACCACGGGCGGCTATCCGATCATCAAAGGTGGCGGCCGTTGCCTGTATGTCCGCCGCGTGGTGGCGAAGCTGAACGGCGATGCGCCGGCATTCCGTCAGCCCGTCATCACCACCTGCGGCGACAAGCTGTGCTGCAACCCGTTGCACGTCGAAACCTCAACCACGGCAAAGGTAGGCCAGGCAGCGGCGAAGCGCCGCGCATTTTCCTCGCTGTCTCGCCGCATGAAGGTGGCCGCCGCCAAGCGGGCCAGCCCTTCGGCCAAGCTGACCATGGAGAAGGCCACCGAGATCCGCTTGTGCACCAAGACGGGGAAAGAGTTGGCCAAGGAGTACGGGGTCAACCTGAGCGTCATCAAAGGCATACGCCAAAACCGGATGTGGGTGGACTTCAGCAGCCCCTTTGCAGGACTCATGCGATGAACCAGAAAAATGACCGAATTCCAGAAAACACGCGACTGGCTGGTGACGCTGGCCATGACGCCGGGGTGGTGGCACTACAGCAGGGAGCAGGCCGCCCAGCTGGAGAACGACGTGCAAGCGGCCGGGGCCTGGGCGGTGATGCGGGAGGCAGTGCGGGCCCAGCTCAAGGCCAAGGGGTTCCGGCCGCCGCCGGCGGAGCTGGAGCCGATGTGGTGATAGCCCGGATATTCCTGCCCTGGCCGCCCAAAGACCTGAGCCCAAATGCGCGGGTCCACTGGTCGCGCCTGGCCAAAGCCAAGAAGGCCTACCGCGCCGCGTGCGCGCTGCAGGCGCAAGTGCAAGGCGTTCGCCGTCTGGCCGCCGCCAAGCTGCATGTGCACCTCACGTTCTACCCGCCCACGCGCCGCGCCTTCGACCTGGACAACGCCCTTGCGCGCATGAAGTCCGGCCTCGATGGCCTGGCCGATGTGCTGGGAGTAGATGACAAGCATTGGAGCCTGGGCATTGAGCGTGCCGGGGAAATTGGCGGGATGGTGAAAGTGGTGGTGCGACATGGCTGAGCTTCTTTTTAGGACCGAGTGGCACAACGCCGAGCAGGGAAGGGCGAATTGCAAAGGCGCTTTTCTTCCGTGGGTAGGGCAGCAGCTGGCGGCCGGGCGCGCGCTGGTGATAGAGGCCCGTCTTTGGGAGGATGCCAAGACTGACCGCCAGCGCAAGTACTACCACGGCGTGGTGCTCAAGACCATTGCGCAGCAGGCCAGAAATACCCTGGGCCAAGCCTACGACCTCAAGACTTGGAAGGAGTATTTCCGCAACGAATATCTGGGGCACAAGACCGTCACCACGGTGAACCCGCTAACCGGCCGCAAGTCGCGCCGCCGCCAGCGCGTCAGCACCGAAGACTTGGGCATACGGGGCTACAGCAAGTTGATCGATCGCGTTCAGGCCTTCGCGGCTACCGAGTTGAAGGTAACCTTTCCAGCTTCCTACGATCAATGGGAAGCGGCAATTGCCCGCGGCGATGTGGATCCGGATACTGGGGAGATTCTCGGATGAAGCGCAGCGGATTCAGGCAAACCGCCAGGGCCCCCGCGTCCAAGACCGTACATCAGCCTCTGGCCAGCGCCCCGAACTATGCGAGCGCGGCCGGCGCCACGGTGCAGCCGATCAAAAAGGACGAGCACCTGCGCAATGAAGACTACCGCCGGGCCGTGGCAAGCCTGCCATGCTGCGCGTGCGGCATCGTGGGGTACAGCCAGGCGGCCCACGCCAACCACGGCAAGGGCGCAGGCCTCAAAACAGACGACCGCACCTGCTTTGCACTCTGCTGTGACCGGCCGGGCGTGAAGGGGTGCCACCCGAAGTTCGACCAATACGAGCTGTACCCCAAGGCAGCAGCGGCGCTGGTGGCCGAGGCCTGGGGCGCTGACACACGCCGGCGCCTGGTGCTGATGGGCAAATGGCCAAAGGATCTGCCAAAAATGGAGGAGGTGGCTGATGTGCTTGAACGGTGACGGTATCAGCTGGATGACTGGGCAGTTGGGGTCGAGGGCCGAGCCCGCGAGGAGCCGGGCGCACAACCCCCGGCCCCCGGGCGTGATCCGGCCAGGTAGCGGGACAGATGTGCTTCTGCGGTTCCTGCGGGCCAGCCCCAAACGCAGCTACTACCACTCTGAGCTGGTCCTGGCCTTGGGCCGCTCCAAGGGGGAAGTGGATTGGGCGCTGGTGTATCTGAAGGAGAGCGAGCTTGTGACAGCAGTTCAGGCTGAACTCCCTGGGCGTAGGCCTGTGATGCGTTATCAACTTCGGAGTGAGAAATAGTGCAAAATGTTTCTAGTTGTACTTTAACTTTTTTTCATCATGAATGTTCAAAATTCATCCGTGGCACCTGCAATTTTGCTAGAAAAAGTCGAAGCCCTTGGTGATAATGCTGGAGAATTGCACTCGAAAATAATTAGCATTAAGAGTAATGTTCCTTCAGAATTTTTAGTTAAATATAAAGAACTCGTCAATCTGGTCGAAAGTTTTAAATCTATTAACTCGCCGAGTGGTTTAAATTCCAATGCAGTTGTTTTGGCTGACAGTATTGCTGACGTTGGTATTGAGATTACTATTATACTTAATAGATATCAGCTTACTTTCTTTCCTAAAATTGAGGGAGTTGAAAACCTTTCGGAGGCTGCACAAGATTTGAAAGGTTATTGCAAAGAGATTCTGCGCTGGGATTCTGCCAGCCTGACTAAACAGGAAGTTATAGATCGGGAAAAGGCGATTAATGATAAGAATTTTGAAGAAATGATCGCAGCAGGAGAGGCATTTAAGGAATCAACAGAAGGAATCAATACAAAATTAAAGAAGTTGAATGACACTGTCGATACTGCGTTGCTTCGTGCGGAAGTGGTGATAGGGCAGCAAGCTGATTCAATCCGTGAATCTCTTACTCGTGAAGTGTCGAATATTACTGAAGGTTTCAGTAGCACACACCAAGCCTTGAAAGATCGCTTGATTGAGTTTGATGGATATCGCGAGCAGGCGACGAAATTGTTAAGTGAGATGGCCGCCGAAGCCTTGGCGGGCGGGCATATTGAGAGCGCTAAAGAGGAGGAGGTTGCTGCAAATCTATATAGAAAGTGGGCACTGTGGGCCATGATCGCCGGCTTGTGCGTAATTGGCGCCATGCTTCTTTTTTTCAAATCCGAACAATTCACTTGGCCTGGGTTGGTCAATCGTGCAATGGTGTCTGTGCTTTTTGTGATCCCTACTGCCTACCTAGCACGAGAGTCAGCTAAGCATCGAGCTCAGGCAATCGAGTTGCGTCGAGCATCTCTAGACTTCGCAGCACTAGAACCATTTTTGAAGGGCTTGGAAGGCGAAGAGGGGCTAAAGGTTCGCGCCGAGCTTGCACGCCGCGCATTTTTTGCAGGCAATGCTGTGGACGCGTCTTCCTCCTATGGAATAGATCCCCAGGCAATTATCATGAAGGGAATGGACACCATCGCTGACCTTGCGAAAAGAAAGCCATGAGATAGAGATTGATTGGATCATCATCCCGGAGCATGCCTGCCGGGCTTTTTTACGCCCTGTGCGTGCCAAGCATGCCACTCTCATTTCATGAAGAAAAAGCATGCAACAGAGGCCAAACCGGATTGGGAGCGCATCGAGCTGGACTATCGAGCAGGGATCAAGAGCCTGCGCGAGATAGCAGATGGATCTGGGGTGAGCCACGTCACCATCAGCAAGCACGCCAAGAGGAATGGCTGGGTGCGCGACCTGTCCGCCAAGATTCAGGCCAAAGCGGATGATCTGGTTAACAGGGCATCGGTTAACAAGCCTGTTAACAGTGCAAGCGCTGTTTCTGAGCGTGAGATGGTGGACGGTGTAGCGCAGGAGCGCGCATCAGTTCAACTGGCTCACCGCAAGGACATTGGCCGGGCGCGGAAGGTGACAAATGCGCTGCTGGATGAGCTGGAGAGCCAGACCGACCCAGAAACACTGGCATTGCTGAATAAGCTGGGCGATCTGATGCTGAGCCCAGACGACAAGGGCCGCGACAAGCTGAACGAGCTGTACCAGGCGGTCATCTCCCTGCCCGAGCGCTCCAAGACCATGAAGGTGCTGGCCGAGAGCCTGGCCAAGCTGGTGGATCTGGAGCGCGCGGCCTTCGGCATGGACTCTAAGGAGCTGGCCAGGACCGCTGCGCAGGCCGGCGCGCGCATCGCGGTGGAGTTCGTCAAGCCTGCACCGGTGGACGATGACGATGATTGAGCCGCCACACGCCCGGCTGCAGCTGCCGGAGAAGATGGCCGACATCTGGCTGCCGTGCCGCTACAAGGTGATGTACGGCGGCCGGGGCGGTGGTAAGTCCTGGTCGGTGGCCTCTGTGCTGCTGGTGATGGCGGCCGAGAAGCCGCTGCGCATCCTGTGCGCCCGCGAAATTCAGAAGTCCATGCGCGACTCGGTGCACCGACTGCTGAAGGATGCCATTCTGCGGCTGGGCCTGGAGTCGTTCTTTGAGGTGCTGGACACGGAGATCCGGGGCGCCAATGGCTCCCTGTTCCTGTTCGGCGGCCTGCAGAGCCACACCGTGGACTCGATCAAGTCCTTTGAAGGTGTGGACATCGTCTGGGTGGAAGAAGCGCACAGCGTGAGTAAGAAGTCCTGGGACGTGCTCACGCCCACCATTCGGAAGGAGGGCAGCGAGATCTGGATGACCCTCAATCCGGACATGGAGACGGACGAGACATACAGCCGCTTCATCAAGACCAAGCGCGCTGATGTTTGGCTGTGCGAGATCAACTGGCGGGATAACCCGTGGTTTCCCCATGTGCTGGACCTGGAGCGCCGCCAGTGCAAGCTGCTCGATCCCGACAGCTATTCGAATATCTGGGGCGGGAAGCCCAAGCGGACTGCGGCCGGCGCGATCTATGCCAAAGAGATCGAGAAGCTTTACCAGCAGGGCCGCGTGTGCCGCGTCAGCTACGACCCGCGCTTGCCCGTGCATACCGTGTGGGACTTGGGATGGGCCGACTACATGGCCATCATGCTCATTCAGCGCACGCACATGGACTTCCGCTGCATCGCCTACTACCAGGACAGCCACCGGACCGTCGAGGACTATGTGATCCAGCTGGAGAACGAGTGGGATGTGATCTGGGGCACCGACTTCCTGCCGCACGACGCGCGCACCGGTGACCACAAGAGCGGCACGACCGTGGAGGGCATCATGCAGGACATGGGCCGCACATCGCATGTGCTGCCGGTGTCTGGCATCGAGGCAGGCATACGCCTGGCGCGGTCGCTCTTCCCCAAGGCCTACATCGATGAGGAAGAGTGCGATGTGTTCCTGGACTGCATGAAGCGCTACAAACGGATGATCGACCCGCGCACCGGGCAGCCAGGCGCGCCGCTGCACGATGACGCCAGCCACGGCGCTGACGTATGGCGCTATGCCGGCCAGGCCGTGCCGCTGATGGACAACGGCGTCACCACCAGCGCAAAGGCGTTGCGCCGGCGCGGCGGTGCAATGGTTCGATAGCGTGCCAAGCCTGCCACTGTGGCGGGCATGCCTGCATGTATCGACCTGCGCAAAGCGCACATTCACCGCCAGCACGGGGACTTGCTCGCCGTGTACACCTGGATCAACGCCGAGCGGGCGCTGGTCCTGATCCCTGCTTACCGCTCGAAGTCGCCGTGGTACGTGCTCATGGAGAGCGCGGCCTACAAGTACGACGACCCCAAGTACCTGGCCAGCCAGTGCAAGGTCGCCTGCGATGTCCTGGGCATCGAGCCCAGCCGGGCGAACTGGGTTCGAGTGGCCACCATCCTGAACGAAGGCCTGCCCGATCTCTACCGCATGCCGTCTGAGCCTGTCTGGAACAAGCCAGAAGCCGCGCGCGAGTTCGGTGAGCTGATCGTCAAGCAGGACGGAAAGGAAGTGGCCCGGGAAGCGCTGACGCTGCCGGAAGACAAGGGAGCGGAATATGCCTGACTTTGAATTCCGCCCTAACCGCGCCTATGCGCCTGGTGAGAACGTCGTCAACGTGGACGAGGGCGTCACTGAGGAAGGCAGCGAGCAGCCGGCCCACATCCTGGACCGTCCGGAGGCTCGCAAGTGGCACCAGAAGCTTATGGGTTGGTACTACCGTGAGCGCGAGATTCAGGCCGAGAACCGCATGCAGATGGCGGTGGACCACGATTTCTATGACGGCGACCAGTGGGACTTCGCCGACGCGGCCGAGCTGGAGGAGCGAGGCCAGGCACCGCTGGTGTTCAATGAGGTGGCCCCAATGGTGGACTGGCTCATTGGCACCGAGCGCCGGGCGCGCGTGGACTGGAAGGTGCTGCCGCGCACCGAAGACGACGTGGAGATGGCCGATGTGAAAACGAAGGTCCTGAAGTACGTCACGGACCTGAACCGCAGCCAGTACAACCGCTCCCGCGCCTTCGAGGATGCTGTCAAGGTGGGCATCGGCTGGGTGGACTCTGGCGTGCGCAACGACCCCACCAAGGATGTGATTTACGACAAGTACGAGGACTGGCGCAACGTCATCCACGACTCGTTCTCGCTGGAGCCCGACCTGTCCGATGCACGATACATCTTCCGCTCCCGGTGGACGGATGAAGACGTGGCCATGGCCATGTACCCGGAGCGGGCAGACATCCTGCAGCGCGCCTCGATGCACGATGACCAGTACAGCGCCACGCAGTGGACTGAGGACGAGTTCTACTACCAGGGCGAAGTCAAAGGCTCACACACCAGCGATACCACGGGCAGATTCCTGTCCTCGGGCCGGGGCAACCTGGGCGGTGAGCCGCGCAAGCGTGTCCGCCTGATCGAGGCGCAGTTCCGCATGCCGGTATCGGCGCGCGTGGTATCCAGCGGCCCATTCAAGGGCTCCTTTATCGAAGAGTGGGACAAAACCCTGAATGCGGTGGTGATGGCCTTTGGCGGCTCGATCACTGACTGCGTGGTGATGCGAATGCATGTGGCTGTCATGACCGAAGAGCGCTTGCTGGCCATGGGTCCTATGCCCATGCGCCACAACACCTTCACCCTGACACCCATCTGGTGCTACCGGCGCGGCCGGGACCGCATGCCCTATGGGGTGGTGCGGCGCGTGCGCGACCTGCAGATGGACTTGAACAAGCGGGCTAGCAAGGCGCTGTTCACACTGAGCACGAACCAGATCATTGCTGAGCAGGGCGCGGTCGAAGACATCAACGAGACGCGCGAAGAGGCCAACATGCCCGATGGCGTGATCATCTACAAGTCTGGCAAGAAGCTGGAGCTGCACCGCGACAGCGAGCTGGCGGCCGGCCAGGTGCAGATGATGACCCTGGACGCGCAGGCCATCCAGAAGAATGCCGGCATCTCTAACGAGAACCTGGGCCGCCAGACCAATGCCAGCAGCGGCGAGGCCATCAAGGCCCGGCAGATGCAGGGCAGCGTGGTTACCACCCAGCCATTCGACAACCTGCGCTTTGCCGTGCAGGTGCAGGGCGAAAAGCTCCTCTCCCTGGTGGAGCAGTGGTACACGGAAGAAAAGGTGATCCGCCTGACTGGCCACCGTGGCGCCCTGGAGTGGGTCAAGGTCAACCAGCCCGAGCAGCAGCCTGATGGCTCGGTGCGCTACCTGAACGACATCACCGCCAGCTTGGCCGACTTCGTGGTATCTGAGCAGGACTACTCGGGCACCTTGCGCCAGGTGATGTTCGATGCGCTGAACCAGATGGCCGGGCGCATGCCACCAGATGCGGCCATGCGTCTGCTGACCATCGCTATGGAGTACAGCGACCTACCCAACAACGATGCGATCGCAGACGAGCTGCGCAAGCTGACCGGTGAGCGCGACCCCAACAAGCCTCTGACGCCCGAAGAGCAGCAGCAAATGCAGGAGCAGATGCAGGCCCAGGCCGAAGCCCTGCAGCTGCAGCAGCAGCAGGCGCGCGCGGCGCTGGAGGAGCAGGTGGCCAAGGTGCGCGAGGTCAATGCCCGCACCCAGAAGCTGGAAGCCGAGGCCGAGCAGCTGCGCACGGGCGGCGGCAATGCTGAGCTGGCCCAGCAAATGGAGGGGGTGGCCGCCACGGTGAAGCGCGACGCCGACATGGAGCTGGGCCAAGTGCAGAAGCAGCTGGCAAAGGCGCAGGCAGACCTGGCCAACAAGACCTTACAGATCAAGAGCGACGGCGATGTGCGGCTGCAGGTGGCCCGCATCGAGGCGGATTCGCGTGAACGCGTGGCCGAGATCCAGGCCGCCAGCCGTCAGCGCATGGACGGTATGAACAAACAACTTAACCAATTTGAAGGGCGTGGCAATGGCATTCAGGATTGAAACCGTTGAAAACGTTGCTGCAGCCGGCAACAAAGTATCAATGGCGGGAGCGGGCATGACAGGGCTAGGGTGGTTTACATCCAACGAATTCTTCGGGATCGTTGGCGCGATGGTTGCTATCGGTGGCCTGCTGATCACCTGGTACTACAAGCGTGAGGCCTCCAAGCTGCGTCGTGCTGATGACGCGCGGCGCCAGAAGGAGCACGAGCTGCGTTTAAGCGAGCGCCAGATGCGTATCGATCTGATGCGCTCGACCGGGCGCCCCATTTATGCGCCGGAGCGGGACACGGACCTGGGTGTGCTGGAGGTCGACGAATGAGCGACAAGGCCAAAGTTTGGGGCTCCACCCTGGCAGCTGCGGCGGCAATCGTGGGCGCGCTGTTCGCGGTCGAAGGCGGTTTCGTCAATGACCCGAAGGATCCAGGTGGGGCTACCAACCACGGAATCACTGAAAAGGTAGCCCGCGACTACGGCTACCAGGGGCCTATGGAGCAGCTGCCTAAGGCGGTGGCTGTCGACATCTACTCCCAGGACTACATCAACGAGCCGGGCTTTAACCGGGTCATAGCCATCTCGCCGGCGGTGGGCCACAAGCTGGTAGACGCCGGCGTGAACGCGGGAGCTGGGCGGGCCAGTCGCTGGTTCCAGGAAGCCCTGAACCAGCTCAATCGCGGCGGCCAAGACTATCCAATGTTGACCGTAGACGGCCAGCTGGGCCCCCGCACTTTGGCCGCATACCAGGCGCTGGAGCGCAAGCGAGGTCGGGCCAAGGCCTGCGAGATGGTTCTGAAGCTGGTGGACGTGCAACAGGGTGCGCACTACATGCGCCTTGGCATGCCCACCTTCGTTGTTGGATGGGTAGACCACCGGCTCGGCAATGTGCCATTGGCGCGCTGTGCTGAGACGGTAGCAGGGGGTGGGCAGTGATCTACAGCCACCTTATTGCCGCCGGCGTGGCCCTGGCAATCGGTGCATCCGGTGCCGCCTATGTGCAGGCCAACCGCTACGAGCTGCAGATTTCCCAGCTGAAGCTGGATGCGTCTGGCCAGGATCTGCAAGAGGCCCGGCAGGTGCTGGGCGACATGGCCGGTTTTCAGAAAGGATTTAACGATGCTCTATCCAACTTCCAAGCTGGCAACAGCGCCAACGCCAAAGCGCAGCAAGAGCTGGGCACCCTCATTCTTGATGTGCGCGGCACTGCTGCAGGGCTGCGCAGCGACTTCGCCAAGCTCCCCCAGCGCATCACTGACGCTGCCCGACCCGCCCTCGCAGAGTACGCCACAACCTGCACAGCCGTATTCGAAGCAATGGCAGCTGCAGGTGGAAGACTGGCAGAAGGTGGTGCAGGAATCGCGCGCCAAGCTGAAGGGCACGCTGCTGATGCGCGACTGATGCAGGAGGCCTGGCCTCGTACCAAGCCTGCCATTGTCGTGGCACCTTCCGCAAACTAATAGGAGCGCACATCATGACCACCGAAGACCGCAACCGTCTGCTTTCCGCTGAAGAGCTTGAAGCCCTGGAGGACGACGACTACGACGCCGACGCGGACAACGCCGCTGCGCTGGCGGCCCTGGGCCAGGGTCCACTGGACGGCGACGACAACGGCGACAACGGCGACAACGACGACGATCAGAACGACGACGACAAGGCGGACAAGGACAAGCCGGCTGAGGGCGGCGAAGCTGGCAAGGGCGGCAAGCGCGAGAGCGACAAGCAGCCTGAAGCTGACAAAAAGCCTGAAGCTGACAAAAAGCCTGAAGCTGACAAAAAGCCTGAAGGCGCCCAGTCCGACAAGAAGCCCGAGCCCACAGACAACGCCGATGAAGCTCCGGCTGCAGGTGGCAAGGATGCGGAGCAGACAGCTGCGAAAGCCAAGGGCGGCTATTCCGTCACGGTCCCCGACGACCTGGATACTCAGCTGGCCGACAACCGCAAGGCCATGCATGCCCTGCGCCGCAGCCTCAACGATGGCGACATCGATGCCGATGAGTATGAGGCGAAGCTCGATGAGCTGGAAGACAAGCGCGACAGCCTGCGCGACCTGAAGAACCGCGCGAGCATCGCCGAGGAGATGCGCCAACAGTCCCAAGCCGATGCTTGGCTGGACGCCATCAACACTTTTGTCGCCGATGCCGCCAAGTCTCCCGAGCTGGGCATCATCGACTACACCAAGGACACGGCCAAGCAGGCGGAATTCGACACGTTCCTGCGTGCCATCGCGGCCCAGCCAGGCAACGAAAACCGCGCCTCGCGCTGGCTGCTGGAAGAAGCGCACAAGCGAATGGTGGTGCTGCACAGCATTCCGACCACGGCGGCGAAGCCCGGCGCAGTCAACCGCAAGCCTGACACCTCCAAGGTGGTGAACACCCTGGCCGATGTGCCAGGCGGAGCAGGTGATGCCGATCCGATCAGCAATGAGTTTGCCGAATTGGACAAGCTGGAAGGCCTGGAATATGAGCGCGCGCTGTCGGACTTGAAGACGCGCTCACCCGAGAAGCACGCGCGTTACCTGCGTTCGGCCTGAAGGGTGCAATGACTTCGGCTGACAAGACCCCCCAAACCCGGCGCATCTCCATGGAGCTGCGCACGGGTGACGTGCTGACCATTGGCGGCGTGCGCATCGAGCTGGAATACAAGAAGGGCAAGACCGCCCGTATGGCCATCTCGGCGGACTCTGACACCATCATCAAAAAGAACACAGCAGCTGCAAGGCCCGTGCCAAGCCTGCCATCGTAGCTTCTGTCAGGCCCCGCACCATGGGGCTGATGAATTTCAAACCGGGGCGCTGGAGTGCTCGCAACCACTAGGAGCAATCCATGGGTAAAACCATTGTGGGCGTGAACAGCCCCCGTGCCGTCAAGCGCTTTTCCGGCGAGTTGACCCTCGAAGCCTCGCAGGCTTCCTACTTCGGCAAGAAGTTTTCTGCCGTGGGCCAAGGTGCACGCGTGCCTATCCAGGTGCTGACCGATCTCGAATCGGAACAGGGCGACCTGATCACCTATGACCTGCTGGCCGAACTGCGCATGGCGCCGGTCGAAGGCGATGACACGCTGGAAGGCAAGGAAGAGGCGCAGCGCTTCTACACCGACCAGCTGTACATCGACCAGGCGCGCGGCGGTGTGAACACCGGCGGCCGCATGACCCGCAAGCGCACGCTGCACAACCTGCGTGAGCGCGCCAAGACCCAGCAAGCCAGCTGGTGGGGCCGTTTCCACGATGAGCTGAACTTCACCTACCTGTCTGGCTCGCGTGGCGTGAATGAAAACTTCCTGCTGCCGCTGGGCTACCAGGGCCGGGCCGGCAACCCTCTGACTGCACCCTCGGTGTACGCGCACTTGTTCGGCGGCGATGCTACGGCCGTGGCCAACATCGACGCTACCGACAAGATGAGCCTGAAGGTGATCGGTGCTGCCAAGACGCGCGCTGATGTGCAAGGCGGTGGTGCTACCAACGTGCCCGTAATGCAGCCTTGCATGGTGGACGGCGAAGAAGTCTATGTCATGGTGATGCACACCTGGCAGGAAGACGACCTGCGCAACAACACCGCCACCGGCGAATGGATGGACCTGCAAAAGGCCGCCGCTGGTGCGCTGGGCTCCAAGTCGCCCCTGTTCAAGCAGGCGCTGGGCATGCACCGCAACGTGATCCTGCACAGCCACCGCAACGTGATCCGTCACAACAACCATGGCGCTGGCGGCAACGTCGAAACCGCGCGCGCACTGTTCATGGGTGCGCAGGCTGGTGTGATCGCGTTCGGCTCGCCTGGCACTGGCATGCGCTACGGCTGGCACGAAGAAACCGCCGACCGTGGTAACCAGGTGATCATCACCACCTCGTCCATCTTCGGGGTGAAGAAGTCCACCTTCGACTGGGACGGCACTGCGCACGACCAGGGTCTGTTCGCTGTGGACACTGCGGCTGCCCGCCGCTAATCCGGCCACCCCCTCAACCAAGCAAGGAGAAAGAAATGCCTGCTTTCAAGCAACTGAGCGCGGTGGCCGCCGGTCACCAGAACCCTATCACCCCTGGCGGTCCAGAGCTGGTGCGCTCCCAGTTCGGCCAGCCTATCGCGGTGGCCGACCATGCCGCTGGCGTCATCGGCCAGATTGGCACGCTGCCCGCAGGCACGCTGCCTGTTGTGGTCTATGTCCGTGCCCCTGCAGCCCTCGGCGCTGGTTTCAAGGCCTCTGTGGGCCTGGCCAATGCCGATGGTTCCGACTTCAGCGCTGATGCTGCTGACGGCGGCGCAGCCTGGATCGTGGACAACGACACCGGTGTGGCCGGTGGCTATGTGCAGTTGGTGCCGGCCGCCTTCGGCAAGGTCACCCCCAGCCAAGTGGATCGCAAGATCCTTCTGAAGATCACCGGCGCTGGCACTGCCGCTGGCATTTTCGGCATCGATCTGGTGTACGCCAACGCCTGATGTGCGCGGCCCTGTGGGCCTTCCTACCCCGGCAGCTTGAAACCTGCCGGGGCTTTTTGAACCACTGGAGAAGAATATGAAACTGCTTACTATGCTGCCCGCGCGCAAAGATGGCACCCTGAATGTGGTGCTGAATGACGGAGCCGCCTACAAGTTCAAGGGCGAGCCCCTGGCTTGTGAGGTGGAAAACGAGGACCATGTTGACGAGCTGAAGGTGCTGGGATTCATGGATGAAGACGAATTCGACATCGAACAGAAGTTCCAGAAGCAGCGTGCAGAGCGCCAAGCGCGTCTGTCCGCCCGTACCGAGAAGGCCGCAACTGGCGCGCCGGCTGTGACTGGCGACAACGAAGACGACGACTTCACCACCGGCACCGGCTTGCCTCAGGAAGAGCAGTCCAAGCCATCGGGCCGCGTGCGCCGCGCACCCAAGTAAGGGGCAGTCATGGCGTCATGGGATAACTGGTTGCCTGAGCTGCAGCTGGTGGCACCAGCGGCGCCAGTGCCGCTGATCTACCAGTGCATCAACCGGGCTGCGCGCTCCTTTCTGCGCCAGACCCGCGCTTGGCAAGAGTGGCTTGAGCCCGTCGATGTGACGGGCGAGGCCTTCAAGGAATACACCTTCGATTTGCCCCAGGGCTCGGAACTTCTGCGCATCGAGCGCGCCACCGGCGACGGTCGCCCCATCAGTGTGGCCAATGGACGGGATCTGCCGTCCGATCCCTGGCGCCACGCCCAGCGCGGCTGCGCCTACCTGGTGTCGACCGACCTCCGGAACTTCACGTTGGGCGCATCCGGCGTCTCCAGCCCTGTGCAGGCCTATGTGTCCCTTGTTCCCACAACGCGGGCCACCTCGGTGCCTGATACCGTGGGCACGCTGTACCACGAAGCGATTCGGGACGGGGCCAAGGCTGAGTTGCTGAACACCCCCGGCACCACCTATTACCTGCCCGACCAGGCCGCCGTCGCCGTAGCGCTGTTCCAGCGCGCGATTGAGCAGGGCTCCACCGATGTGTGGCGCTCGAGCACTGGCCGGGTGTCACGCGGGAGAACGCGATGGCTTTGACCGTGGCCCAATTGATCAGCGATGTAGCACGCGAGGTCCAGGACGAAACGCATGTGCGCTGGACCCGTCCGGAGCTGCTGGACTACTTCAACGCCGCGCAGCGCACCTTCGCCGAGCAGCGGCCCGACCAGTTGGTGCAGGAGCTGGATCTGTCCATTTCGGGATGGCGGCACGAACTGGCGCCGAACGTCCACACCCTGATGGACATCACCAACAACGGCAACTCGGCCCGCAAGCGGATCACCAAAACCGATTTGTGGGTGCTGGACGCTACTGTGCCGGGCTGGCGTGCGCATGCCCCGCAGCGTGAGGTCCTGCACTTCATGCACGACATCCGTAGCCCGCGCGAAGTGCTGTTCTACCCGCCTGCCGTCGCTGGGACCGTTGTTCGCTCTGTCGTGCAGCTGGCTATCGCGGACCTTGCAGACGAGAGCGAAGCGCCCTCGATCCCGGAGCGCTGGATGGACGCGCTGCGCCATTTCGTGCTATTCCGCGCCTGGAGCAAGGATGCCGAATACGGCGGCAACAAGGAACTGGCGGCCAGCCACCTCATGCTGTTCGACCAGATCCTGGGCGTGCAGAGCAAGGCTGCAAACGAAATGGCCCCGGCCATGTAGCGTGCCAAGCCTGACACGCTGGACGCATCACTGTAATTGGGGCGCTGGAGTGCTCGAAAACCTAAAGGACTGTCATGTCTGGATTTTCGACCTCCATGGCGAACGCGATTATCAATGCCACGCTGCGCGGCCAGGCCTTCCCTGCGATCCGCACGCCGTACTACGCCTTGTTCACTGCTGACCCCACGGACGCCTTTACCGCTGGCACGGAGGTGGCCGCAGCCTGGTATCAGCGTGTGCCCACCGGCGCATTCGCGGCACCTGGCAATGGCGCCTCTTACAACGCCACGCGTGCCGAGTTCCCGCCCGTGACTGGTGCGCCTGTCACCGTGACCCACATCGGCATTGTTGAAGGCGACTCGGCCGGCGATGCTACGGCAACGCTCATGTACTCCGAACCGCTGGCAGCGCAGCGCATCTTGCAAATCAACGATGTGTTCGTGGTGGACAGCCAGGCCCTGACTGGTGACTTTGTCTTGCAGCTGCTCTAACGGCGAGGAGTAGGGCGTGAACCGAGGGCTCATCAACGGCGTAATGATCAACGGGCGCAAGGCCGACCCGGTGGTGCGCGTGCGCGTTGACGCCCGAGGCGTTGCCCGGATCCGTACTACCGACCGGGTGCTTGCATATTGCAAGCTCACGGCCCAGGCGAAGGCGGCTGTAGTCGGCAATCTGGGCAGGGTCGAAGGGCATTTGGCGGTCGCCGCCCAAGCGCGAGCTGTTGTCGACGGGGTTCTTGGCCGGGTGGATGTTCGGTCGTTGATCGCGGCGACTGGCCGTGTGGTGATTGAGGTAACGCTTCCAGCGGTGCGCGGACGCGCCAAGGTGGTGGCCAAGGCCAAGAGCACCATCAAGGCGCATGTGCTTGCCCGCAGTGCTGTTCAATCCCAGGGTATTGCCAAGTTCACGCCTGTCACTCGCCGCGTAATCCGTGGCCCTGTGAAAAGCAAAGGGGAAGCACGGGCCAGAGCCGATGGGACGGTCTATGTGCGCCGATGGCTTCGCTCACCGGTGCAAGGTAGGGCGCAAGCCTTTGTTGTCAGCGCCAACCGCATCGAGGCCCGCTTGCACGCGCTGGTGCAGGCCAGGGCGAAAGGTGTCCTCAAGGCTCGCGTGCTGCGCAGGGCGCTCGTGCACAGCCAAGGCATTGCCCACATCGACATCAACCCCGAGATCAACAAGCGTCTGCCTTTCGATGAGCCGGCGCCGGACTCCCGCGTTTTCATCGTGCAAGCCAGCCAGCTTGTTTTCTATGTGACGGAGTAACAGCATGACCATTTTAGGAACCGTCACCCAACAGCCGGCGGACGTTCAGGACTACGACATTGAATTCGGCGAGTGGTTTCCACCAGGCGACGAGATCGTGGACTGCGCGATCAGCGTCAAGCCACCGATGCCCATGCCACCCAGCTATGCGATTCAGGGACAGCGGGTGAAGGTGTGGATCTACGAGGGCGGGACTACTGGCGTCAAGTACCAGGTCAGCATCTGCCCGTCAACCAATGACGGGCGCAAGAAGGAGGTTGAGCTCTTTGTCCGGATCAAGGAGCTTTAAGACATGCCACAGCTATATCTCAACAATTTTCAGACGGTCTTCATTGCGGCCGTCAAGGCTGCACCGGCTTCTTCAGCACCGGCAACCGAGCTGGACTATGGTGTGCTGCGCGTATCGGATGGCGCTGCTGGTCAGATCGTCTCGCCTGCGCCCGGTGACTGGTATGTCCTGACGGCATACAAACGCGAGGGCTCGCTTGAATCCAACATTGAGGTGATGCGTGTCACTTTAGTGGACAACTCGGTGGTGGGTGAATGTCGCCTGACGGTCCTGCGCGGTCAAGAGGGCACCATGCGACAAGCCTATCTGCCAGGTGACATGCTGGAAATGCGTATCACCGCTGGGGGCATGCGGGAGTTTGTGCAGAATGCCGACACTCGGTTGTCGAACCCACGGCCACCAACGGGCGCCGCTGGCGGCGTGCTTGCAGGAAGCTATCCCAATCCTGGCTTCGCGCAGGCGATGGCTACGGCCGCCGACTTGGCCGGTAAGGTGGACAAGGTGGCGGGCAAGGGGCTGTCCACTAACGACTTTGCCAACGCCGATGTGGCTAAGCTGGCCGGTATTGCTGAGCAGGCCACCAAGAATGCTGCCGATTCGCAGCTGCGCGATCGCAGCACGCATACAGGCGGTCAAGCAATTTCCACGGTCACCGGCTTGCAAACTGCGCTTGACGCCAAGGTTGATAAGGTGGCCGGCAAAGTCCTAAGTAGCAACGACTATTCTGATGCGGAGGTCGCAAAGCTTGCGGCTATAGCCGAGCAGGCAACCAAGAACGCGACAGATGCGCAGCTCAGGGACCGTAGTACTCACACTGGCACACAGCCGATGTCATCCGTTGCCGGTCTGCAGACTGCTCTCGATGCGAAGATTGATAAAACCGTTGGCAAGGACCTGAGCACCGAAGACTACACCACGGCAGAGAAGGCCAAGCTGGCGGCCGTGGCTGCGGGCGCTACCGCAAACGCTAGCGATGCAGCGTTGCGCAGTCGCTCCACGCATACGGGTGTGCAAGACATCGCAACAGTCTCCGGGCTGCAGGCAGCTCTCGACGCAAAGATGACTGCCACGGGTGGGGCGTTGCTAGGTCAGCTGGTCGGCCAGAAGCGCAGTTTGATCATGTCGGGAACCGCCGCTGATGGCGGCGATGGCAACGGCAGCTTCGTCGTGCGTTCGACCGCAACCCAAGGCGACGGGAATCTGGCGGGCATGACTTTCTGGCATGACTCTTACGCCATCCGGTTGGGCATTCGTGGGGATGGCTACTTTGGTCTTGGAGGCTACTCGCGAGCAGCCTGGTCCTGGTACTCCGACGCCGCAGGCAACATGGTTGCAGCGGGGAATGTACAGGCCTATTCTGATCCGGACCTCAAGGACGAGGTGGTGCCCATCGCCAATGCTCTGGAGTTAATTGCAAAGCTCGATGGTGTGCGCTTCGTTTGGAACCGCAAGACCGAACTGATCGGCAAGCCAGGCCAGGCTGATGTTGGCGTGCTCGCTGACCAAGTGGAGGCTGTGTTGCCCGAGGCGGTGGGACGTTCGATACCCGATGAAGCAAACGAAGGTCATCAATGGCGAACAGTTGATTACTCCAAGCTGGTTCCACTTCTAATTCAAGGGCTTAAAGAAGTGGTAATGGAATTGCAAACGCTCAAAAAGGGGTAATCAATAATGGTTATGCCATCTTCTGGGCCCATTTCCATGGCTCAGGCACATGCTGAATTTGGCCTCGGTTACAGCCTTCATGCTTATTATGGCTGCGATTCTGGAGTGCCTACATCTGGGGCGATTACTTTGGGGCATTTGTATGGAAAGAAGAAACGCACGGCTTACACAAACTTCGCGCTCATTTTCAATGATCCATGGACCCCGAACACTTACTTCGTCTTTGGTGAGATTGAATTCCGCGAGACGCCCGGAGGTGTGAAGTTTCCAGTAAATGCTATTTCTGGCAGTGGCAGCAGCCCAAGTAATGCAGTAGATGGCAACTTGTTTGTCTACTTCCAAACAGGGGGTTATATCAATCAATGGTTCTCCGTTAACTCTCAATTCGGGACGCCAAGAGTTTTGCGACAAGTAGGATTGTATATAACAAGCGGAAACTCCATTCCGCGAAACGTGAAGGTTTACGGCAGAAACGATATCCCATCTAATTCTCCAAACCCTCCAACAATGACGGGCTGGACTTTGATTCAAGAGATTAACTTGCCCGCGCAAGCCGCAAACGGCTGGTTAAACTTCGATTTGTAATACAGGATTTTTTCAATGAACCAAAATGACTTGAAGCCTTATAAGCCTGCGATTAACCCTGGTGCAGCGCGCATCCGAGTGCGCACCGCGATGCTCGATAACACCTATGGCAAGGACCCTTCCATTCTCTGGCAGCGAGAAGAGCAAATTATGGGTGAAGACGGTGTGTATCGCTATGTGCCTATGCCGCCTATTTACACGGCGGTGACGCCGGAAATGCTTGCATCGAGCATAGACCTTATTGACTTGGACACGGGCGAGGCACTGGGGCAGCAATTGCCCGCCGTGATCTTGGTGGCAGGTTTGGGGTCACTCTTTATCAAGGAAGACTTCGAGCAATCCAAGCCGGTGCTTGAGCCGTCTGCTGATAGACCAGGCGCGGCACCTGAAGAGCAATAGGTGGTGGGATAGGACGTGGCACGACGAATGAGAAGCGTGCCAAGCCTGCAAGCATGGGGGCATGACGACATACAAGCTGTCCGCCTTTGCTGGGGAAGCGCCCAGCGTCTCTGACCGAGCCCTGGGCGCGAACTACGCCCGGGCCAATTTCAACCTGTTCCTGCCGAGCAATGAGTTCCGGCCGCTGCGCACGGATCGCCGGCATTCTGCCTGCGTGCAGGGGACGCTGAGCCTGTACCGATTCCACCGCAATGCCAGCGGCGAGGTCGTCCAAGACCCCAATGCTGCTATCCGCTCCTATGCGCAGGAACTGTCGTTTGTCAAAGGGCAGATCAACGACGAAGCCACTGAGCGCACCTACCAAACGACGAACGATGGCAGCGCCCGGCCGCGCGCCATCGACACACGCGGGAATGACCGGCTGCTTGGGGTGGTCCGCCCAGTTAAGCCGGTGATCGCGGCGCAGGTGGTGGACGAGTTCACGCCCGAGGAGGCTGACAACTGGATGTATGGCGATTTCGCGGATGCCATTCGTGCTGACATCCTGGCCACCGTGATTCCGCACGAAGGAAACGCCCTCAAGGTGCGCTGGGGAGATGATGGCAAGTCCTATGCGGGTGTCAGCCAAAACCACGGCTTGACGCTGCCAACTGGCATACCCGGTAGCAATCCTTCCATGCTTTATGCAGTGGTCACCGCTGAGCGGGCCAGCAAAACTGGCATGAACACCACGAAGCTGGGTGCTTTGAGCCATGCGGGCGGCTGGGCCATCCCGGTGTCGGCCGCACCCTATGCCTACCCGTTCCGATGGGAGGAGCTTGAGCAGGCGCTGGTATTGCACCAGTTCCCGGACACTTCCGGGGATCGCTCCGGAGAGGCCGTATTCACGGCGGCTCAGGCCGGCAAGCTGGTCGACGCGATCAAGGGCTACGTGGCGCCGAAGGCTTCGGCGACGAAGCTGCGTGACGAACTGGACGCTTTGGTGAAGGAGTTTGCCGCGCTGGCCCTGACGAAGTCCTGGGATGTGCCCGCGTCTGCACCGGTCAGGCCCAAAACTCCTACCTCACCTCAATGGATCACTTCGGGGGGAGGAGATTCGCAGCTTTCAACCGAGAACCCAGAATGGATCGAGTACCGCGCAGCCATGGATCGGTACAACGAAGCTCTGGAGGAATATGCGAATGCCGACAGCAATGCGAAATCTCAGGCCGACAGCCTGAACGCGCGCATGGTCGAGATCCAGCAGAAGGCAGCCACCATCGTGGCTAGCATTGGCACCCAGCTGGGCAACCAGTTCACTGCTTTGATCGATGGCACTGCGGTGGTGGGCGACATGCTCACCGGCCAAGGCGGCGTCTCCAGCATCGTGGGCGATGGCCTGGTGGAGCGGGTGGTGGATTCGCGGTTTTACGTGGTGGCCTTCGTGACCGACTGGGGCGAGGAGTCGGAGCCGTCGCCGATCACCGACATGGTGGAGGTTGACGCGAACGACACTGTGACCATCACCCGTCCGGGCGCCATGACGGGCGAGGCCTTGGCGGCGCGCAATGTGAAGCTGTGGCGCATCTACCGCAGCAACACTTCGACCACTGCTGCGGCCTGGCAACTGGTCGCAGAGCTGGATGTGGGTGTGGGCCAGTTCCTGGATGACAAGGCCAGCGAGGAGCTGGACAGCTTGCAGCCGCAGTTCACCTGGACGGCGCCGCCATATCGCATGGATGCGCAGTACGAGAGCGAGAACAAGCCCACATCGGGCGTGAACCCGTTCCTGCGCGGCCTGGTCGGTATGCCCAACGGCATCATGGCCGGGTTCATCGACAACACGGTGGCATTCTGCGAGCCCTACGTGCCCTATGCCTGGCCCGTGGACTACCAGATCACCACCGAATACCCGGTGGTGGGCTTTGGCGTCTTCGACCAAACCCTGTTTGTGGGCACCACCGGCAACCCGTACCTGATCACCGGTGCACACTCGGCCAGCATGACGGCCATCAAGCTGGACAGCAATCAGTCCTGCAGCGCGCGCCGGTCCATCGTCGGCGTGCAGGGCGGCGTGCTCTATGCCTCGCCGGACGGCCTGTGCCTGGCCGGCCAGGGCGGGGTGGAGGTTGTGACGAGGACCCTCATCAACCGCGACGAGTGGCAGGCGCTGGAGCCCGCCAGCATGTTCGCGGTGGAGCACGAAGGGGTTTACTACCTGTTCTACAGGGGCAGCGGCGGCGGCTGCTTGGCCTTTAGCCTGAAGGATGGCTGGAAGCTGGGCCATGTGGATCTTTCGGGCACTGCGGCATGGGTCGACAAGTTCAATGACCTGATGTACGTGGCCAGCGGCACCGACCTGATGGAGTGCTACACCGGCACGGACCTGCGCGTGGGCCGCTGGAAGACTGGCGTAGCCACCCAGGGCGCGCAATCCATTCTGGCCTGGGCCAAGGTCTACGGTGATCAGACGCCCACCAACCCGATCACCGTGAGGCTTTGGGGGGATGGGGAGTTGCGGCACACGGCCACCTTCACCAATCTGCAGCCGCAGCGCCTGCCACCCGGCCGATGGCTGGAGCACCAGGTGGAGGTCCAAGGCGCTGCCCGTGCAACGACAGTAGTGCTGTGCTCAACCAGCGATGAACTGAAGGCCATATGAACAACCGCGTGAAAAGAGATACCGGCCCGGCCAAGCTCCCGGCGCTGCCACGGCTGAGCCTGGCCGACAAAGGTCTGAGCAACTGGGTCAATGCTGTGACCGAGCACCTACAGGTGCGCAGCGGCGAGCGCGGTAACGAGATGGAGCGCGCTGTCACCCTGCGCGAGCTGAAGGAAATCACGGGCTCGGATGCCATCACCATCTTGAAAGAAGAGAAGGTGGCCGGGCCCGGCGAGGCAGTGATTGATCTGGGCGGCGGCCTATCGGCCACGGTGGCGATCGAGCGCTTTGCCCAGTCCATCATCGATTCCAAGCTCTTCAAGAGCCTGATGAAAACCCTGGACGACCCCACGCGCTTCGACCACCTGGCCGAGGAGATGCGAGAAGTGCTGCTGCGCAATATCGCTGATGAGGCTGCCAAGCGCGGCGCGGCGATCCAGGAGGTGGAAACCATCATCCAGAACAACCAGCGAAGCCTTGCGATGTTCGTGCGCGAGACGACGGCCAGCTTGGGACAGGCGGCCGCAGGCGTGCGCCAGATGCAGGCGGCCTGGTCGGACGGCCAGCGTGCGGTGGCCACCAACATCTTTCAGCTGCAGGCCTCCCTGGGCAACTACTACCAGGACGGCAGCCCGGGCCGTGCCAGCCTGGAGCAGGAGATGACCGTCATTGCCGATTACACGGAAGGCCTGCGCGCGCAGTACACGCTGAAGGTGCAGGCGGGCGGGGCGCTGGCGGGCTACGGCATAGCGGCCGAGGAGGTCAACGGCAAGGCCTCCAGCGCATTCATCATCATGGCGGACAAGTTCGCCGTCGTCTCCCCCAGCTACAGCGCCGGACAAATGACGACGCCCCGGCCGCAAGATGTGGTTTTTGGTGTGGATGCGGATGGGATCTACCTGCAGAACAATGTCTACCTGAAGGGCAATCTGCGGGTGGACGGCACCGGGCGCAAGCTCAGCGACGGCATGCGCGGCTCGGTGATGCTGTCGGCCAGCGGTTTCGCCTGGAGCGATGCCACCGCGCGGCAGGCCGTATGGGCCAGCCTGGGCAATAGCGGTAGCGCACCCAATAACAACCATCTGGTGATCGGCGATGCGGTGACCATCACCAATGGGAGCTTCACGCAAACCCGCCATTGGATGGGCTCATCGTGGACCATACCGGCAGCCGTGTTCAATGGCGATCTGCTGGTGGACGGCAGTGTGGCAGCGCGCAAGGTCAATACCAATGGCCTCACGGTTCGGGACGCCAACGGCAACGTCATTTTGGATGCCAATGGCCTGGATGCGACCTGGATCCGAAATCTCAAGTCGACCCAGGTAGGCGGCCTGGGGCCTCTGGCCACCGCCCCTGGCGCAGTCATTGGCAGTACAGTGAAGCTGCCCGATGGCACCACCATGAATACCTGGGACTTCGTAAACCGGCTCAATAAGATGGGCTCCGGGAACATCGCCAACTTCATGGATGTTGCGGCCATCACGCGAGCCTATATCGGGTCAGCGGCCATTGGCACTTTGGAGATCGGCGGCAATGCGGTCACGGTTCCGACAGCGGCCATGGTGCGCGGGCCAATTGCTGGAGTGGGGTGGGGCAGTTGGCGGGATGTCCTATCTATGGCCATCAATCTCGATCTGGCCGGCGTAGTGACCATCCTGGTGACTGGCTATGTCTCCTACGGTTCGGGGTGGCGGACTGCAGGCACTCGCCTTTGGGTGGACGGCGTGCTGATGTCAGAGCATGCCATTGACCTGGCCTATACAACGGTTTGCCATGGGTATTCCTCACCTATGGGCCCCGGCCTGCACACCGTCACCCTGCAGTTCTCCGGTGAGACGGGCTGCAGCGTTGGCAGCCTCAGTGGGTTCATGACTGGAGCCAAACGATGAAGTCCTATTACGTGGTCGATGATGAGGGCTACATGGTGGCCTCCGGCCATTACAACCATGATGCCGAGCTGAAGTTTTACCGGGCGCAGCATGGCGCACGCCTGCGGCTGGGCACGCCCAGGAGCTTTGTGCCTGCTGATGCCCCATCGATGACCCATCGATGGCATGTTGAGCGGTGCTGCTGGGATTTCCCGGCTGTCGACATTGCATCCGAGTGGGAAAAAGTCCGCTACCAGCGTGACAAGCTGCTGGCTGCCTGCGATTGGCGGATCTTGCCGGATGCCCCGACCTCGCAAGAGGAGCGCCAAGCCTGGCTGGAGTATCGCGCTGCGCTGCGCGACATCACTGAACAACCAAATGTCACTGCGATATGTTGGCCCATGCAACCCATCCAACGTTAACAGTAATCGTCTCAACTAAGCTCTGAACCGGTAGGAACGTAGCTATAGATGTCGTGTGCTCCATCATCTACAACACTAATTTCGTCAATCCGCTAAGTGACGTGCTCGGAAGCAGAAGAGAAGGTTATACTGTTTGTAACAAAATGGTTTGTGAGTGTGGTCATTGGCTTTAGAGCGCAGATAGGGTGTTTGAAGTATTTTATATTTGATCGCCAATGCACTGAGCTCAAATACTTCGAGTCGAGTTTGCGGATTTTCAATTTGACTCTTTAAATTAAGGTGGTGGAGGCGTGCTCTAAAGCTTCACTACATTATTAACTAGGGGGAAATATATGAATTTTGGAATGTGGTTTTTACTTTTTTTTGCAATCGCCATGGTTTTTGGAATTATGCAGATTGTAGGCACGAGCAAATTAAAAAAGGCTATGGAGTCACATCTTGATTCTGTTCCTGATTTCACTCCAACTCAGAAAATCATGGGCTGTGATGGTAATTCGGGCCTTTCTTTTGATGAATCTAGAAAGAAGATATGTGTCATTATTAATCGTGGTGGATACATATCTCAACGAATTATTGAATACAAAGATATCATTTCAGTTGAGATTTTTGAAGATGGCTCATCTGTAACAAAGACGGTGCGATCATCTCAAATTGGTGGTGCCGTTATTGGTGGCCTTGTGTTAGGTGGAGTTGGGGCAATCATCGGAGGACTCTCTGGAAAGACTGAAACATCTGGCAAGATCAAGCGTGTCGACCTACGACTCATACTGAATGACACAAATTCACCGCTTCATGATGTGGTGCTTATGAACATTGAGGCTAAAAAAGAGAGCATTATTTACACCCACGCTATTCAGCAAGCAAGGTTTTGGCATGGGTTAATTGAGGTTCTTATTAAGCGGGCAGATGCAGAAGATAGGAGTTTACAGCTTGAAGGGCGTCCTGCGGCCGTTGCGGCATCTACGCTTTCTATTGCTGACGAGATTAAGAAGCTTTCAGAGCTTCATCAGGCTGGTGTACTTACTGCGGAGGAGTTTCAGCAGCAAAAAAATAAACTCCTTAATAGTGTCGTTGCATAAGCAATACATGGCTATTAACACCCGCAAACGCATATGCTGATTGCAGCAGCGAACTTATGATGTGCTTCATTCGATAAATAAATAGATAGGAAGTAAATTTTCGAGTATTGAGCTGTAAATCTTCTGCGGAAGGATTATGATCATTCCCTTTTTTCTCAAAAATTCAAATAAACTTATCATTTTTACGAGTGATCGTGGTTGAGAAGGAATGGCACCAGAGTTAGCACCGGGAGCAGGGCTGATCAACAAAATAATTTATGGTCAGGTCTGCTCCTGCCTTGCACATTGCGTTGTACGTCTTCTATTTCGTAACGCGGTACTAACCCCGACTCCAGCTCACCCCCCTAATCAACCGTCCCTGCTCTAGCGCGGGTTCGTGTTTATGCAACAACGCCATGCCGTACAGGACGGGTCGTGTCGCGCCGTGCCAAGCCTGACACCCTCGCTGCATGTTGGTGTTTGAAGCCGATCAGATCTACGACTATCTGAAATCCCGCATGCCGGGCCTTCTGCGCTTGGAGGGCGGCGTTGGTATTGGCTGGTCCCGAGACGGCGCGCTTGTGGCCGGGGCAGTGTTTGAGCAGCACAACGGCGTTAGCGTCTGGGCCCATGTGGCGATTGATGACGGCCAGCTTCCTCGCGCGTTCCTGCGCGCCTTTCTCGCCTATCCCTTCAAGGTCTGCCAGGTGCAGGCCGTGCGCGGGTATGTAGAGGCCTCGAACTACCGACTTCGGAATCTGGCGCGCCGGCTTGGCGCGGTGGAAGAAGCAACCTTGAAGCAGGCCACTCCCAGCGGGGACGTGGTGATTTGCACCCTTTGGAGAAGCAACTATGGCGCGCTGGCATAAAACTGAATGGGACATGCTGCCCGAGCATGCGTTTCGCCCGCGTCCGGGCGGCATGACCTTTGAGGGCGGCACTTCGACGCCGGCACCTGATCCGCGCTTGGTGGAGGCCCAAGTTCGGAACCTCGGTGTTCAAGATGACATGATTCAGCAGATCATCCAGAACACCAACGACATGGCGCCAGTCCAGAAGGAGCAAACACAGTTTGCCCTGGATACCGCGCGCCAGTCCTGGGAGCAGTCGCAGGCTGACCGTGAGTATGCAATCGGACGGCGCGATCAGCTGACCGGCCTGCAAAACACGATGATCCAGGACGCGAAGACCTTCAACACGGAAGCGAAACGCGAAGAGCTGGCAGGCCAGGCAGCGGCCGACGTGTCCCAGGCATACACCAGCGCGCAGCGTACCCAGGCGGCCGAGATGGCGCGCATGGGCGTGAACCCAGCCGATGGCAAATACGGGTCGATGTCGAATGCGCTGTCAGCCACCACGGCACTTGCTTCCGCCTCTGCCAAGAACGGCGCTCGCACGGCCGCGCGGCAGGAAGGCCAGATGCTGACCGACCGTGCGTCGAATGCGCTGGCCGGATACCCGGCGATGGGGATGCAGACCACGGCCGCCACGGCAGGCTATGGAGGCATGGGCCAATCGGTGGCAAACACCGGGTTGGCGGGCTTGAACTCCGGCTACGGCCAAGCCGCCGGCATGGCAGGCAATGCAGGCAACAGCGCTGCCAACATGTGGGGACAGCAGTCCAACGCCTACCAGCAGTCGCAGGCTTCCTCCGGTGCAACTACGGGCACGCTGCTGGGCGTAGGCATGTCTGCGGCAATTGCAATATGACCACTGGACCCAATGCACTCGATGTAAGCCAGGTGGATGCCCTTTTGTCTGGCAGACGCTGCGCGCTGCAATTCTCCGGCGGCAAGGACTCGCTGGCATGCGTCTACCTCCTCAAGCCCTGGGTGATGGCTGGCCTGCCGGTCTACTGGACGCACACGGGAGACACCATCCCGGAAACGCTGGCGGTGGTGGAGCAGGTGCGCCAATGGGTGCCGGATTTCCGCGTGATAGAGACCGATGTGCTGGCCTGGAAACGCACCCACGGCATGCCCTCGGATGTGACCACAGCCCAAGCCACCTGGATGGGCCAGCAGTACGCGATGACCGACACCCAGCTGGTGGGGCGGTTCGATTGCTGCTGGCACAACCTGATGAAGCCCATGCACGACCGCATGCTGGCCGATGGCGTGGATCTGGTGATCCGTGGTACCAAGCTGGCCGACACCGGCAAGGTGCCTGCCAATGGTGCCACTGAGCATTACGACGTGCTGCTGCCGCTGTTGAACTGGAGCCACGCCCAGGTATTCGACTACCTGCAGGAGGTCGGCGCACCCGTCAGCCCGGTGTATCAGCATTTCAAAGCCATCAGCGCCCCTGAGTGCCTGCACTGCAGCGCCTGGTGGGATGACGGCAAAGCGCTGTACCTCAAGCAGCTTCACCCGGAAAAGGTGCTGCAGTACCAGGTCAGCCTGCAGCAAATACGAGCAGAGCTGAGCAAGCGCCTGCAGGAATTGGACAGTGAATTGAAGGAGTGCGAATCATGGCATTAGGCGATGCATTTGGGCGCGGTTTCGCGCAAGGGCAATCAATTTTCAGCGGCATGCAGAAGCAGTTTGAAGACGCGGAGCAGCGCCGGGAACTGGCAAAAATTGCCGAAGCCAAGCCAGAGACCTCCACCGGCTACACAGCAGATACCGGCGCCGAGCTGGAAAAGCTGGCCGGCCAGGGCTACAAGGTGGACTTTGACCAGGCCAAAAACGCCTATGTCGCGACCAATGATGCAGGCGACACGAAGTCCTTTGCCATGCAAGGCATCACCGACTTCATGGGCAAGCGTACCGCCGGCACCATGTCGCAGGCCCAGGTCGACAACAGCAAGATGCTGGCCATGGCTGACGTGATCGGCAAGAGTGACCCCATGGCTGCGTTGCGCTTGAAGCGCGAAGTGCGCGAAGGTGATTACCAAGCAGCCCGCCAGGCGCGTGAGCAGAAGTCCTGGGCGAAAGAGGACGCGCTGGAAGCCCTGGATACCAAGCTTGGCCAGGAGTTCGATGCCAGCCTTGTGGGCGAGGATGGGAAAAAGCGCGCGCCCAATGCTGACGACTACATGAAGGCGAACCAGCAGCGCGCTTACGCCTACGCTGCAGCCGGCCACATGAAGGAGGCGCAATCTGCCTTCAAGGAAAACCTGGCATCGGCATATACCAAGATCCAGATGGATGGAGCTGAGCGCAAGCAGGCGCTGGGCCCAGCCATGGCTGCACTGTCCAGTGGTGACTATGGCGCGGTGGCGGACTTCTACAACCGGTTTGTCCCAAGCGGTGCCAAGGTGACTGGCATCGAGGCGGGCAAGGATGGCGGGCTGGTGATGCAGCGCACCGGCATTGATGGGCAGCCGATGTCGCCCCTGCTGGCCAAGGACAAGCGCGAGGCCATGGCCATGTTGCAATCCCTGGAAAACCCGTCTGCCTTGTACCAATACTCCCAGGACGAATTTAGCAACCAGCTCAAGCTAAAGCAAGACGCACGGGCCGACCATGCAGACAAGCGCGCCGACGCGCAGCTGGAGCTGAGCCGCAGGGCGGATGCGCGCGCTGGTGCTGCGGCTGGGCGGGCAGCATCAAATGATTCGCGTGAGCGGTCCGAGAAGCAACAGCGAGCAGATGCGCGTGTGCAGCTGGCCAAAGAACAGAACCCCAATCTATCCGCTGCGCAGGAAAATGCGATCCGGTACGGTGTCATGGATCTGCCAGGGCAGGCGGACAAGGGTGAAAAGCACACCTACAACCCGGTGGAGATCCAGAAGTCCTTTGGTGAAGTTGTCAGTGAGTTTGGCAAGGAAACGATAAAGCGGGATACAGCCAAAGAGCAGAAGTTTATTGACTGGTGGGCAGACAACCCGCAGTTTAAAAGCCAAGACCGAGCATTGCAGGAATTCAATCGAAGTGATTCTAAGGCTCGTCGTGGTGTTCAAAAGGCCGCAACGCCTGATGCGATTGCATACACTGCAAAATTGAGAGGGATCTCTGAAGACGAAGTCCGCGCGCAGCTTAAAGCAAAGGGAATGCTGAAGCAGTAATTATTTCCCACATCTCAAGTCACTGCGAAATAGCATTGCAGTTACCTGGTCACATTGACCCATGAGCCATCTTTAAAGATGGCTTGTGCATTGGCGTGACGTACGAATGATGTTCCTGGGTGCCTAAGGGATGCAATGGCCACTTGGTGTGTTAAATGGGTGAGGGCAATATTCTCGGATTCAAATGTCTTTGATGAATATATGCAGTAGGACCCGTTCACATCACCTAGAAATGATATGCCGGTAGTGATGAGGCAAGAATAATAAACGCCATTAGGTCTGTTTCCTAGAATGCATTGTATTTCATCACCTATATGGTAATTCTTTTCATATTGCCCTTTTAATCTCGCAAGGCGGGTAGATAGTGAAGGGTGAAAAATAAAGTCGAAAATCATTGATTGTTGCGCAGTAGGTGCGTTTTGACATGCCTGCAGGTTCGTCCCAAGCCTGCCACTCTTCTTAGCTCATAAGGAGTAGTTTATGCCTCAAGACTTGTTAGCCCAGTTCGATGATGACAAGAAGACAGGTGGGGAAGTTGATCTGTTCGAGCTGGCGGGTATCGACTACCAACCGCCTAAGCCAAAGCCCAAAGAGCAGGGGCTCTTTTCGACTCTCACCGAAGTACTTTCTGACGGTGGTAAACGCGCAAGTGGCGCCGGAGTAGCTGGTGTAGCAAGCATTCCGGTAGCGCTGCAATCGTCTGCTCGCGCGGGCGTCCGCAGTGGTGCCTCAGGTGAACCTTCCACTGTCATGCCTGCAGGGGTGTTTATTCCCGGTATTGATACCGATGAAGCCATCAATGGGCCAATGGATGACGCTGATAAGGCCAAGCGGGAGCTGGCTGCAGAGCGATTGGCACTGAAGGTGAAAGTGCCGTACGCAGAGGCGATTGCCAAGGCGGGCAAGGATACCCAGGAGGACATCAACAAAACCACCAGTCAGGCAACGCAGGACGCGGTGGCCAACTCCCAGATCACCGGCAATCTGCTCAAGGGAGAAATTGATTTCGGGAAGGACCCATCTGCGCGTGGAGTGCTGATGCAGGGTTTTGATGTGGTTGGAAGCATGCTCCCCATGATGGCCACAGCGGTGCTAACGCGTAGCCCTGGCGCGGCAGGGGCGGTGGGTGGAGCCATGGCGGCCGGTGAAGGGGTTGGCAATGCACGCGACTTCATTGCCAAGCAAACCCATGAGCAACTGCTCGAGCACTCGCCCATTTACAAGCGGATGGTGGATGCCGGGGCAAGCCCGGAGGACGCGCGCGCTATCACCAGCGCGCGTGCAGAAGACACGGCCGCGCTCCTGCAGGGGGCTGTTGCTTCTGTGGGCGATCGATTCACCGGCAAGTTGGTAACCGGCGGCTTTGACAAGCTTCTCACGCGTGCGGCAGGCAAGTCTGTCATGGGACGGGCAGCAGCCGGCGCAGCGGTTTCTGGCTTGGAGGAGGGAACGCAAGAGCTGAGCGAAGGCATTGCGTCTGATCTGGGCATCAAGAGCGTGGCCGGAAACAAGGAGGTAGGCGAGGACTCGGCGGCAAACTTTGTGCTGGGCGCCCTGGGCGGGTCTGCTCCCGGCGCTGGGCGCGGTGTGGTGTCGGGTGTGAAAGACCGCCTTGCTGATCGCGCCGCCGGCAAACAGACTGGCGATGCAGCGACCTCGTCAACTGCGCCTGCCGCACCCCCAGCACCTGCAGCACCTGCGTCGTCGAGCACCGATGCAGTAAGCCCAGCACCAGCGCAGCCCCAAGCTGACAGGCAGGCGGCATCCGGCGCTGCAGGCCAAACGCAGCAAGCGCCCGCTGGCGTCCCTGAGGAAGTCGCACGCGCGCAGAATCTGGACGGCGCGCCAGAAACCATGTCGCCCGAGCTGGCAGAAATCCGCTTGGCTGAGCTCGAGCTCGAAGCAAGCACCACAGGCCTGAACCCGGTGCAGGACGCTGAGCGCCAGGCACTGGCAGAGCGTGTAGCTGTCGATCGCGCACAAGAACTGGACGCCGAGGCCATTGGTGTACCCGTCGACCAGGTGTCAGCACCAGGGGCAGAGCAAGGCGCAGCGCGGGCTGCAGCGGAAAATGAGGCTGCACCAGCACCAGCTGCAGGTGTCGAATCTGCCGCCAAGGAATCGACGGCGCGCACCTGGCCGCAGTTTGTGCTGGAGCAGGGCGAGCGCGTGTCCGAGCTCAAGAAGGGCACCCCTCGATGGAACGAGCTGAAGGCATCGTGGGATGCCCTCAAGATCAGCCGAGCCGGTCAGGATGCGGAAGGCACTGGCGCAGCGGGCGAGCCCAAGACTGAGATTCAAAACCGTGATCGCAGCCGCCCGGCCTCTATTATCCAGATGCAGGGCATGGCCGCCAATCCTGATTACATGCGCCTGGGCGTCTCCCGTTCGCCAGAGTCTGGCGCACCCATGGTGTTTGCTGTGGGCGACCAAGCGCAGGCAGCGGTGGCCACCGGGCGCGGTGACACTGCGGTGATGAGCGACGGCCAGCGCGTGCCATTCCAGTACGCAGTGATGGAGGCGGCGGATGTGCAGCCGTCCAACTTCGCGGACGGCGCTGTCAACCCGCTGTTTGATTCTGCCCATCCTGGCACCGTCAAGGCTCTGAACAACGGCCGCACTGCGGGCCTGCGCGCGGCGTATGAGCGAGGCACGGCCGAGGGCTACAAGCGCGAGCTGATGGCCGACAGCGACATGCACGGCATTGATCCGGCGGTCATCGAGGGGATGAAGGCCCCCATGCTGGTGCGCGTGTACAGCGAAGGGGACAACCGCACGAACATGGGCGCCAAGAGCCAAAGCCAGGCCCTCGGCCTATCCGCGTCTGAGCAGGCAGCCACGGATGCTGCCCTGATGGATAACTCGGTGGTGGATGCGTTCGCTACTGGCGCGCTCGACAGCGCGGCCAATCGAGACTTTGCCCGCGCATTTATCGGCAAGCTGCAGGCAGCTGGCCAGGATGTGGCTGGGATGATGGACGCCAATGGTGCGCTCTCGCCCGCCGGCGTGACCCGACTGCAGGCCGGCCTGGTGCACAAGGCCTACGGCGATGGTGACCTGGTTGAATCCCTGTTTGGCTCCACCGATAACGACATTCGTGCCATCGGCGAAGCGCTCAAGGACGTGGCCGGCGAATGGGCCAACCTGCGCAGCTCGGTCGAGGCCGGGGCCATCAATCCCGAAGTGGACGTGACGGCCAACCTGCTGCAGGCTATTCGTGTGGTGCAGAAGGCGCGGCGCGAGCGTGGCTCGCTGCATGACGCGATCAACCAGGTGGACATGGTGACGGGCGATGTCCTGGACCCTCTCACTGTCGGCATGCTGCGCCTGCTGTATACCGGCCACTACCTCACCCGCGCCACAGGCCGGGAACGACTGACAGAATCGCTGCGCGAATACATGGCTGCTGCCTTAGCAACCAGTGTGGGCGGTGATATGTTTGGTGAACAGGTCGGCCCTGCCGAAATTCTCAACGCTTTGAGCGCGGCGCCCGCGCAACCGCAAAATGAACCAACCCCAACCCGACAAGACCAGTCCCCAACCCCGCAAGGCGAGCGAGTCGCCACTGGCAGCCACCCTGCTGGCAGCCGTGCTGATGAAGCAGGGCAGCCAGCACCAGGACAAGAACCAAGTGGAGCAGGGCCAAGCGTTGCTGAAGCTGGCCGACGCAGCGAAGGGCAAGATGCCCAAGATTCCAGCGGACAGCAAGATCGGCAAGGCGCTGAAGGCGCTGGCCAAGACGGCAGTGGCACCGTAACGCCCGAGCTGGAGCTATCCAGCTATTCGCCAGAAGAGCTCCAGGCACGCCAGGAAGCGCAGGAGCAGGCTGCAAAAGCTAATGCCAAGGTTGAGGCTGAAGAGAGGGGCCGAGCTGAGGCTGATGCAGAGCGTGAAAACTTCTGGCTGACGGGCAGCGATCGTGCCGCCGACACCCTTGCGGCTCAAGGTCAGGCGCCGATGTTCAGCCGCAGCGCGTCCACTCAACAGGCGTATGAGGCGCGCATTGACGCCTTGTTTTCAGGCCATGCACAGAAGGATTCGCGGACGGGTGTGCGTGTGCTGGACCGTTCGGACATGCTTGCATTCCTTGGTATGGGTGATGGGCCAGTGAGCCTGGCCGAGAGCAAGGTGAATGCGGCAAAGCATCCCAATATGACTGCAGAGGTGTGGAAGAAGATTCCGCTGTGGCTGGACAACCCTGCAGCGGTGTTTGATTCGGCCACTGTTCAAGGCCGCTTAGTGATGATTGCGCCCGAGCTGGTCGATGGAGCGCCTGTACTGATGGTGGTGGAGCCACAGAAGGGCGGCATGCAGGTGCACCTGTTGCAGAACGCCTACGACAAGGACGATAGCCCCCCACCAGTGGGCCGTTGGCTGCGTGAGGGCCTTGCGCACTACGTCAACCAAAAAGAATTCCCAGCTATCTTGCAGCAGTCTGGACTCCAATTGTCCAGCAGTGCTTGGCAAAATAAACCGGGAACACGCAAGATTTTATCTGAAAAGAATTTTTCTGGCTATCTCAAGGCGAATCCGTCTGCCGCAACAGAGTCGCCACTCGTAGCGCAAGGCAAAGGGCCAAAACTCAGCAGAGGCGAATCTGGAAAGCAAGAGTCCACGGCACCTTTGGATCGTGCTGGGCTGCAATTGCCCAAGAAAGAACCCCAAAGAGTGCCGAGAACGGATGAAATTCTATCTGAGAACAATCAAGGCGATCGAGGATTAGGCGTCGCTGCGGACGCGGATACCGACAGGGATTCGGCTAGGGTGAGGCGCGTGGTTGACGGGTTTGTCAAAGGCTGGGCCAATGCGCCCGAGGTGATTGTCACCAGCGACATGCAAGACGCCAAGGTGCCCAAGGCCGTGCGCGACTACGACGCTGCCATGCGTAGCGATGGCGCAGAGGGGGTGCCGGAGGGCTTCTACTACAAGGGCAAGGTCTACCTGGTGGCGAGCCAGCTGCACACCCCCATGGACGTGGTGCGCGTGTTGTTCCATGAAACCCTGGGCCACCACGGGCTGAAGCACGTATTTGGTGCCCAGCTCGATCCGATCCTGCAGCAGCTGGCCAGCCAGCGTGCAGCGCAGGTGAAAAAGAAGGCTGCAGAGTATGGCCTGGATATGGCCGACCATGCGCAGCGCTCCATGGCTGCCGAAGAAGTGCTGGCCGAGATGGCGCAAACGCATCCTGAGCTGGGCTACGTGAAGCGCGCGATTGCCGCGGTTCGCCAGTGGCTGCGCAAGAACGTGCCGGCCCTGGCCAAAATGCAGCTGACCGATGCGGACATCATCCATTCCTTCATTCTGCCGGCGCGAGATTTCGTGGTGCGCGGCAAGGCCGAGGCCTCTGGCCAAGTGAAGGCTGGTGCGGCGCCGGCATTCAGCCGGGCACCAGCGCCTGCTGGTGCACCGCAGGGCGGCAACAGCAAGCTGGCCCAGCTGCAGGCCAAGGCCCGCAGCCTGCTGGATCCGTCGAAGGTGGATACCTGGCTCTACCACTGGCAAGACAAGTTCATCGATCTCAAGCGCATTCAGGAGCAGATTAAGGCCTTGAATGGCACTGTGTCTGAAACCAACGATGCCTACCGGGGTGAAGAGCTGTACCACAAGCGTGTCGCAAAGCGCGCGGCGAATTTCCTGCGCGACGAGGTGCGGCCGCTCATGAAGGCCATGAATGACGCCGGTGTGGGCATCGAGGAGTTTGAGCGCTACTTGCATGCCCGGCATGCTGCCGAAGCCAATAAAGCGATGGCAGAGCGCAACCCGAGCCAGCAGGAGCTGGTGGCCAAGCGCGCTACAGCGGACCAAACGGTGACCGATCTGCGCAACCAGCTGCAGCGCGCGCAGGCGCAGGGCCTGGCCACAGTCTCTATCCAGAAGGCACTGGGTCAGGCGCTGATCGAAAAAGCTGATTGGGATGGTGCACAGGCCTTCAACGGCACGGAAGACCAACGACTGTCGCTGTCAGGCATGAGCGATCAGGAAGCGGCCAAGATCCTGGCCAGCTACACCGGCGACGCCAAGAAAGCCATCGAGGACCTGGGCGCGCGCGTGGACCAGATGAACGAGGGCACGCTGCGCACGCTGGATGACTATGGCCTGATGGACAAGGCGACGCTCAACACCTGGCGCAACGCATACCAGCACTATGTGCCCCTGCACCGGGATGAGGCGAACCCCGACAGCAAGGCCCATCCTATTGGCCAAGGCTTCAGCACCAAGGGCGATGCGGCCAAGAAGCGCACCGGCTCCAATGAGAAAGTGACGAATATCCTCTCGCACATCGTGATGCAGCGCGAGGCTGCGCTGACGCGGGGGGAGAAGAACAACGTGGCAAAGCGCCTTTACCTCCTAGCAGCGCAGAATCCAGATCCCAGCCTCTGGAGCCTCGACCTCCCGAAGAAAAAAATTCTGGATCCTGACACTGGTCTTGTGCGCACCGAGGTGGACCGCTCGGCTGTAGCCAACAAAACCGGAACGGCAATCGCCATACGGATCGGCGGGAAGGACAAGTACCTAGTTTTCAATGAGCGTAACGAACGAGCAGCGCGGTTGGCTCTGGCGGTGAAAAACATGGACGCGGCAGAGCTGGACTGGCTGAGTCGCACGATGGGCCATATCACGCGTTGGCTCGCCGCTGTGAACACGCAGTACAACCCAGTGTTTTCCGTCTTCAATATCGTGCGCGACCTCCAGGGGGCCAGCCTGCAGCTGTCCGACACCAAGCTTGCCGGCAAGCAGAAGGACGTGTTGGCCAACATCGCTAAGAACACCGGCAAGATCTGGGCTGAGCTGCGGCGCGAGCGCAAGGAGGAGGGTGTAGGCACCGGCCCATGGGCTCAGCTCATGGAGCAGTTTCAGCTGGACGGCGGTACCACGGGCTTCCGTGAGCTGTACAGCGACCCGAATGACCGGCTGGAGGCGCTGCAGAAGGAACTTCGCAAGGGAACTCAAGGCGCAGCAGCGAAGGGGGCGAGCTTTGCCCTGGGCGTGCTCTCCGACTTCAATGAGTCGCTGGAGATGACCACCCGCCTGGCAACCTACAAGGTAGCGCTGGATAACGGCCTGAGCAGGCAGGAGGCCGCGAGCCTGGCCAAGAACATCACGGTGAACTTCAACCGCAAGGGGCGCGTCACCAGTGTGCTGGGCAGCCACTACGCGTTCCTGAATGCGGCGATCCAGGGCAATGCCCGGCTGTTGCAGACCATGACGGGCCCGGCCGGCCGCAAGATTGCCCTTGGTGGCGTTGGCCTGGGCGTGATGATGGCGCTGATGGGTCAGCTCATGATGGGAGGCGGGGATGGTGCCGACGATGAATGGAAGAAGATTCCAGAATTCGTCAAGGAGCGCAACATCATCATCCCGCTGTCGCGCACCCAATACGTGACGATCCCCATGCCGCTGGGCTTCCATGTGCTGCCCAACCTGGGCCGCAAGATGGTCGATGCTGCTTTCCACAATGATCCCACCGTCAGCCGGGCAAAGTATGTTGGCGACATGGCGGCCATCGTGTTGAACGCCTACAACCCATTTGGCGGGTCGGACAACATGATGCAGATGTTCACCCCCACCTGGGCGGACCCTGCTATTGCGCTGGCCACCAACAAGGATTGGATGGGCAAAAGCATTTTTAAGGAGGTGCGCGATATCAACCATCCCACGCCAGGCCATGCCCGCGTAAAGGACGCCACGGCTCTGCCATATCGCTGGGCGGCCAGAGGTATCAATGCCGCCACGGGCGGCAGCGAATGGGAGCAGGGCGCGATCAGCCCCACGCCGGAGGCTATCCAGTACCTGGTTGAGCAGGCTTTTGGCGGCGTGCTGCGGGAAGCCAACAAGCTGGGCGCCACGGCCACGGCCGCAGCCACCGGGGAAGAGCTGGCACCGCACCAGTGGTTCCTGGTGGGCCGGGTCTACGGCAACACCACCGGCATGAACGGCCAGAGCGGCACCTACTACGACAACACCAAGCGGATCAATGTGGCGTTGGCCGAAGCAAAGGCACGGATCGAGCGCGGTGAGAACGTGGATGCGGTGCTGAAAGATGTGCCCCTGGCAAAGGCCGCCGGCGTAGAGAAGCTGGCGGACAAGCGAGTGTCTGACCTGACAAAGCTGCGCCGCAAGGTGCAGGCCAGCGACTTGCCGGACAAGAAAGACCAGGTCAAGGCCATCAACAAGGAGATCGAAAGCACCATGCGCCTGCTGAATCTGGCTGTAGCCGAAGTGGTGAAGCAGCCAAGCTGACAGGCTAAAGGTCTAAGTCCTCTTCAACCAATGCCTTGATAGCGAGGCATGGGTTTCTTTTAGCAGGGCGAGACGCCGAAGTATCCGCGCTGTGCGACCAGGTGAACATCGAGCGCCGGCTGAGCGGTGACGACAGCGACCAGGCCTGCGGCGGGCGTTAAAAAACCGCCTAGAGGCGGTTGGGGAAGGGGTTACAGACTGCAGAGGCGTATCAGCAAAGGGTAGTTGGAAGGTGTTCCAAGCAGTTCCGCAAATTGAGGGGCGTGCGTTCATGCGGAGTGAGCTGGGGAAGTTCCTGGACGGTGAGGGCGATGTCTTTAAAGCTCGGTCATAGCGCGCTCCACAAAAAGTACTAAAGTTCTTTTAAGCTATCGATAAGGATGGGTCGTTAGCATTGGAACTTATTGAGATCTCTTAGATCATTTGGTTTCTTTGTTAATTATTCACCATTGACATCGAAATGTTCCCAGAAATTGTTGTGACTCATGAGGCATCAATGATGCTTCGTTCGTACACGCTTCACGAGGGGTACACCACCTTTGGTCGGTATACAGGCAGCGAGATCTGCCTTGATGATCCAACGGTGAGCAGAGACCATGGAGCGTTCTTATTGCGTTCCGGCGTTTTAGTGGTAGTGGATCACCAGAGCTCCAACGGCATTTTTATGGATGGGTTGAGGACCAAACGGCGGGTCCTCTATGAAGGAGACCGCCTAACCGTCGGACCATTCGAGATCTATGTGAAGCAGGGAACTGTGCCTTCTCACGAACTGGCCGCGTAGCTTGTCAAAAGCAACTCGCTCGTCAGCTAGTCAGTGCGGGCGATCCTCATCTTGGCCTGTCGTTGGGTGGCTCGCCCTCCCAGCTTCTTACTAGGCGATAAGGGTCTGGTTCCTTTCAGGCCTGCCCTCAGTGTCAGACAAGCTCTACGACTCCTTCTTTCGACATCGATCTGAACGACAATCATTCCTCGTGATGTTCTTGTAGTTATTCGACCACCGGGCGAAGGAGGTAATGAGATGGCAAATCAACAGAGTGTGTTGGCTGCGAAACAGCTAGCCAAACTCACCTCAGAGCAAATCAAGCTGTTTAAGGTGGCGTATTTGTACGGCGCGAAAGATGCTTTGGAAGTAAGCGGAGCCTCGCAGGAGTTGCGTAACAAGCGGACTGTGGAATCGCTGTTTCAGGCATTAAATACTGCCGTCGACAAATTCGAAAGTGAAGGGGTAGACCTTTTGCCTTCACATGCTTGATAGATGAACCACATAGCACGGGCCCCGTACCAAGCGGGGCCCTGTCATTTGTGGCAACAACAAGCAAAAACCGCCCGGAGGCGGTGGAGGTAGGAGAGTGCTTTTACAGGAACTTAAAAGCAAAGGTTCGTGCAATCTGTTGGTCCTGGCCTGCCTTATCAGGGTCTGTAGGAGGCTTTTTCGGTTGCTCTTGGGGAGCTGGCACGCTAGAGCTATGGCTTATCAGTTTGGACTTATCCCAAAACGAAGCTGGGGGATAGGCTGAGAATTTGAACATGTAGACCTCCGGTCTAGGGTGGCGAATCAAGATGGATTGCCTTGTTCCACAGTACTCCTTTTAATGACCTTAAACCGCATCCGGGACTGTTTTTCGTTCTTGGGAGCGCTTCTTTTCCGACAAAGTTGTCTCAAGCTGAGCATGTACAAATCAGGATGTAAGTGCCTGCCTCTCCTACGTCCGAAGTGCTGGTGTCCGCGCACACTGACCATCAGTGCAATGCCAACAGCAAAACACTGATTCGAGAGGCGCTCCCGCTAGCGACAGAAGCACCTTATCACTCACTTGATTAAAGGAATCATCATGTCTCAGCAACAACAGCAGAACTCTGGCCAGCAGCAACCTGGGCAAGACCAGAAAAAACCTGGTCAGCAAGATCAGCAAAATCCTGGCCAGAAGCAGCCAGACGGCAAGCAAGAAGACAGCAAAAAACCAAGCACGCAACCCAGGTGATGGGAGCTTGCGTCATATGAAATGACGGCTTAGGTCGCTCTTCATGGCCCACCTTGGTGGGCTTTCTTATGGGGGGTGCGTGCAACAGCTCTCATAGCTTCAGGCTTCGCCGGCGCCACGGCAGCGCCGACTGGCCCCGGTTGTTCCGGACATCTTCGAGAGCATCGAGCCGGGGATCTCACAGCGCGGATCTGAGTGGCCACGGCTGCCTCATGCACCGACGCAATTGCGCAGGCAAAAGAAAAGCCACCCGGAGGTGGCTGCGGTTGGCTAGTAAGCGCTATCCGCAGGACAGCGCCCATTCCGTTACCTGTTCGGCTAGCTCTTCAGCTGTATCGGCGATTTCCATTTTTAGTCCTGGAGGAGCGCGAAACGCGACACTCTCGATCACTGAAGTTGTCGCCTTTTCTTCTCTAGCCGTGGGCTTTTTTGGCCGTAGGATAAACAGACCGAGGTGCTTCTTTTCGCGGTAGCGTGCAACACAATCCAGATCTAACACGCTGTCCATGAGATGGCTTTTCAGGGTGGAAGGAGAGTAGTAAGCACTTCGTATGACACCTGCTCCATCAATGGGCTGCAACGGGATCGTGACGGGCCGTGGACCACGGTTAGTGTTGATGATGATTTGAGGCGTATTCGCCAGGAACTCCACCTCAAGCTCCCGTCGATGTTTAATGATGTCAGTTACGGCCAAGAGAGCAGCCTCGTCATCAATCGACTGCTTTCCTAAGTCAGACCTCCGTGGGATCGCTACGGTCACCTGGTCTGCAAAGGTAGCATCCAGCATCGCTTTAGGGGAAGAGTTGTAAAAAGGAACGGGCTGACTAAACTCGATTTGGCTGGATGGAGACGGAAGGCCGGCTTGCGCACATCCACCCGCGATCTGTGCCATAGACACGACTGTGGCTCCGCCAGTCTCTCCGTACAAACATTCCAGTCGGCCTGCTTCGCCTATGGTTTTGACATAGCGTCTCCCCGCTTCATCGATAACACAAACGCCAACATTTACCCTCTCTCCTGTAAATGGGTCTGGTTCGCATCGGATGACGAAGACTTGCCCAGCCGGCGACATGGTGGGGACGGGCGGGGTGGGTAGGGAGGCGAAGTCAATCATCACACGACCAACTGTAATTCATTGCGGAACCATTGCGCAACGTCTAGGCTGCGCCACCACACTGCGTCGAGTGCGATTTGTGTTTCTCGGTTTTGTTGAGAGAACACATTCCGGAGATCTGGATACTTTTTCCAGAGGCGCTCGCTGCTCACCTGCGAAGCTGCGTAGATCTGGCTGCGAAGGCTTGCCTTAAGCTTGCCCCTGCTGTGACAAAAAAGCAGGGGGACACTCTTAACCCAATTAGTTGGCTTGACTAGGCTGTCAACACTCCAGTGACTTCCTCCAAGAATTTCGCCATGATCAATCACTACAAAGGTGCGTTTGCCTGTGAACACCAAATTGCCGAGATTCCTGTCAGGATTCATGCATAACTGGTCAGCAGCTACCATGGCCGCAAAGGACGGGCAGGCTGTTAGTCGATCTGCAAGTACATCGGCATGAACCGCTAGCGACAGGTCATAAATTTCTTTGGGAGTTCCTTCGTGTACAGGGGACGGTGCAAAGCTCACAAACGACCAAGCTAACTGACCTGTACCACCAATAGGAGCTAACATCACAGATGCGTCCGGCTGAGGAACACCGAGTGCAGACATCACTGTGTGACCGATCCATTCGTTAAGTAGACCTTTAGGGGAACTAGAAGGAAAGTGCTTCACATAAGCTCTGCGATCAACGCCATCAGCGTCCGCGACTATCGCTTGATGCGTCAACGCGATAGCTCCGCCAGTTTCAATGCGAATGGGCCGCTTATAGTGAGATGCGTCTAGCAGCGCTGGTTGCTTAATCGTCATTTCTCGAGGCTGTTAATGCTAGTTTCTGAGGGGGTGTTGGCGGTTTTGCAAACGAAAATGGCAAGACTGCTGACTGCCCAACCCGCTAGATAGACGTGCTGGTGAGGGCCTGAAAAATATATGCTACCAGTGTTTTCCTTACATCAGCTTACAACCTGTCGCCAACTCTCCGCTAAGCCGGCGGAGACACGCTCTCAGTTCTCCCAGCCTGAGAACCCCACGTTCACAACGCTGGTAGCGTCGGCGCCGGCCGCCTACCGCGCGGCACCTCGTAGTGCTGGCCTGGAAAGAACACGCTCTCGATCTCCCTCAGCATCCCAACTCCCAGACGTTCGATCTTTAGCAATTCAGCCGGCTGTGCAGCTTTGAGCTGATCAACAGTCGTAATCCCACCACGCGCCAAAATTCGGACGATTGCAGGAGAGAGTGCACCATTCAGAGAAGATCCTTTGACGTGACTTAGCGGTGAGAGCACTCTGGCCGGCTCAAACTTCTTGCCTGGGAAAAACGCCGCCTCAATCTGTCTGAACTTGGACATACCTATGCCCCGAAATTTCAGGAGGGCATGTGGGTAGGCCTTGCGCACATCCTCCACTGTGTGGATCCCATTCTTTTGAAGGAGGGCTTTTACTCGGAGGGGGAGGAGGTCGCCCAATGGAGTTTCGAGTGATCGCGGCGGTGTGTCGTCAAGCATTTGACAGGCATCATACGCGCGCCAGACCTGGGCTTCCTAAGCCTAATCCCTATGCTTGATCTATTTCATTTCGTGTCTCCTCACTTTCATGAGACCCAACATAAGTGCAGGTTTATTGCTCTTCTGCTGACCATGCGAAGCCGAACGGAAGTCCTGAATGCTGGGCGTCCAGGATGCTCTTAACGTTCGGTCGTTGATGAGGGCAGCAAAACCTTCCTCAGCGAGACACCACACAGAACCTACATTTGAAAATGATTGATGGATGGCCGGGCATGCCACTTGCCCTGAGCCGGTGTCAGACAGGTTGAGGTTAAAGGCCGGGAATGTGTCGCATTTGGATGCTAGCCGCCTCCCACACTAGGGATCACATGAAACATCGGGCGATCACATCTTCTTCATCTAGCTACGCATTCATGGGTCGCATAGTCGCGACTGTCATAGGGTTGGCTTGGTCTGCGGCATGGACGGGACTCACGCTATCAGTTCTGTGGACATGGTTCGTAGTCCCGAATTTCCAGCTCCCTCACCTGTCTATTGCCGACGGCTATGGAATCGCTCTGATCTTGCGCGCCGGATTGGGTCTGCGTGATGGCGAGATCAAAGGTAGTGACAATTTTGCCGACGCATTCCATAAACTGATGTTGGCTGCGCCGTGTGCCTGTGGACTGTTTCTGGCCTTAGGGTACGCTGCAAAAGCATGGGCGAAGGCGGGTACTTAAAGCTATGAAAAAGCCCTCCGAAGAGGGCTCGTGATCAGCTCGATTTGCGCCGGCGCATGAAGCCCATGGTCCCAGCAACTATCCCGGACAGGAGCAGCAGACCAAACCCGCCCAGGGTGGGTACAGGCGTTGGTGCAACTGGTGCAATTGCTTGTGGGGTCAGAGTGACAGTAGCCAAGGAGCAGAGGCCTCGTGTGTTGCAGGCCTGGTACTGGAAAGTCACTGGGGCGGTGAAATTGTTTGTGGGAGTGAATACGATCTCGCCACCTGAATAGGTCAGAGCGCCGGCGGCAGGGTCAGACAAGGCGAGCGCGTAAGTAGTGTCAAGCGTTACGCCAGCCTCATCATTGGGAAGAACGGCGATCGTCGATGGTTGGGTGCGCGATACAGTCGCTGCGTCATCTGCCAAGACTGGAGGGGAGACTGCACCGCACCCGCTCGCTCCACGGGAGACCCAGTTCACCATGTTACCCATCAACGTTTCCATGTTGGATTGTGCGGTGCCGCCCTCACCAGCAGCATCGAAGTAGTCGAAGGGAGATAGTGCGATGCAACCTCCAGTCACGGGCGCTGCAGATATGACTGCGGGATAGGTTGTTCCAGCACCATCAAAAGTGGCAGCAACAGACCACTCTGCAGTCAAGCCAGTGAGCCGGTATACGAACTCACTACCTCCAGCCATTGAGAACGGATTCGGAAGTCCAGTCATCAATGGGCTAGATGGATCAACAATTTGGAGTGGTATGTTGCTACCAAAATCCATTTGGCCTCCAGCAGTCGTTCCCGCAAATAAATTGCAAGGATTACTGACAGGAACGTATGTGCCCGGCTCTGGCTGGAACAGAAGCGTTGCCACATTCCATTCGGTAATCAAGCCTTTGCCGGTAGCCAAAAATTCGGAGATTTTGGCGCAGGTTGTTGCTGAATTGGAGTAAGCATGTCCTACAACCAGTACGTCATAATTTTGTAGCGCTCCACCGTCAATGTCGGAAGCCGATACGTTTGTCACCGTATTGGTAGCAGCTACCGACGGAGCTGGGAAAGTTGAAAACTCGTCAGACCAAAAGGCGATGTTCGCTGCTTGGGCAGTCCCCAAGGCAAACAGAGAGAGTCCGGCGAGGCTGATCCATTTGGATAGCTTGTTGCCTCGGCGAGAGCGCGAAAGATTCGAGTGTTTGAATAAGTTCATCGGTTAACCTATAGACACAGTTACTAACAATTAAGCAGCGAATGTCATCCAAATGTTTCAAGGTGTCAATAGCTAAAATTGGTGATCGGGTAAACACTAATTGCACCCGAGCAATCATGCGCAAAAAAGCCCGCGTCTGCGGGCTGCTGGGAGGGGGATGGTGTCCAGGAGCTGGACATCATCGGCTAAGCGGACGTGAAAAAGCCCTTAGGTGAGGCAGCAGAACGCACCCCCTCTGTAGTTCGACTGAGGCAGCCGCTCCCGACGCGCTGGAAGCAACTATGCCCTCATATGCTGGCTTTTTGTTGGGCGAGTCGTGCCAAGCCTGACACCCTCCCTGCATGTTGGTGTTTGAAGCCGATCAGGTCTATGACTATCTGAAATCCCGCATGCCAGGCCTTCTGCGCCTGGAGAGCGGAGTTGGTGTTGGCTGGTCCCGAGACGGCGCGCTTGTGGCCGGAGCAGTGTTTGAGCAGCACAACGGCGTCAGCGTCTGGGCTCATGTGGCCATTGATGACGGCCATCTCCCTCGCACGTTCCTGCGCGCCTTTCTCGCCTATCCCTTCAAGGTCTGCAAGGTGCAGGCCGTGTGCGGCTATGTGGAGGCCTCGAACCACCGACTTCGGAATCTGGCGCGCCGGCTTGGCGCGGTGGAAGAAGCAACCTTGAAGCAGGCCACGCCCAACGGGGATGTGGTGATCTGCACCCTTTGGAGACGAAACCATGTCGCGCTGGCACAAAACTGAATGGGACATGCTCCCCGAGCATGCGTTTCTCCCGCGCCCGGGCGGGATGACTTTCGAGGGCGGCACCTCCACGCCGGCGCCTGACCCGCGCCTGGTCGAGGCCCGGGTCAGAAACCTCGGAGTTCAGGATGACATGATCCGGCAGATCATCCAGAACACCACCGACATGGCGCCGGTCCAGAAGGAGCAAACGCAGTTTGCCTTGGATACCGCGCGCCAGTCCTGGGAGCAGTCGCAGGCCGACCGCGAGTATGCAATCGGGCGGCGCGATCAAGCGAAGCGTGATCCCGATTGAGCTGGCCGACGTGGACCAGTGGCTAGAAGGTTCGATCAAAGACGCGCAGGCGCTGCTGAGACTTGCGCCGGTCGAAGTGTTTGCGGCAGGGCCCGCCTAGCTTTCGATATCCTCAGCAATCCACTGATGAATCGTTGGGTATGCCTGCCTTGGCATGTCGAGTAGGTGAGGGTGGCTGGCCTGCAGGTACTCATAGAACAAGTGCACCTGTTTGCCGGTGTCGTAATACGGGAACCAGCCATCACTGAGGTCGCGCATGTTTTGGCGCCAAGCTCGCCAAAGACCAATGACGACACCACGGCGTTCAGAAAGGGACATCTGGTTCCAAGCTTTCATAGAAGGCTGCCGCATCAGACGACAGAGGCGTGCCATGCAAGATCATAGTGCCCAAGACAGGCATGGCCTCAGGAAAGTCCTCCTTGACCCCATCCCATCGCTCGTGTTCAGTGGTCTGTAACCACCCCTGGTCGCTCCTAACGTGCCACCGCCAGTATCTTGATTGAACCATAGACACCTCCAAAAGACTGTATATTTATACAGTAAACGGAGCAAGCAATGGACGCTGTCAGGAAATTCGCGGGTGAAAATTTGCCGGGTCTATACCTGGGCATGGCCACACCTGGCACTGAGCTAGATCTGGAGGGCAAACGGCGGGTTGGATGTGATGCCTACGTGCTTCGGCTGCGCTTCAACGGGGTCTATCTACCAGCCGAAATATTGGCTCGGCGAGCTAAGTCCACAGGAATGCTGCTCAGCACCCCAATGACAGATGGCAGCTTCCAAACTTGGCTAGTCGATCGCAATGAGCCAATGCGGCTCATTATTCATGGGCTGGAGCGTGTCGAGGTATGGCGTCAACGCCAGTCAGGAACTCTCTTGCTTCGAGGTTTAGAGTTTGATGAGGGGGAGCTTCAACGCTGGCCTCAGACGTGGATGTGCGGCACCAATCTCAGGGAGATGCAAGAAATCTTGGGGGAGATGTCGCCCTGGCTTTCAGCCAAGTACAGGGAGGTCAAGCGGGCGCCGTACCCCCATGTGCGACCAAGCTAAAAGTCTACCCAGCCAAGAGCTTAGTCTTCCATTCCCAGTTTTCGTATCTATCTCCAACCTTTTTGAACTGGGTGTAGCGCTGCAGGCTCTGCCAAGAACGATGCCCTGAGACTTGTGCAACATGCGGAATGTTCCAGCCCATCTCAAACAGCCGGCTGATTCCTTCATGTCGAAGGTCATGGAAATGCAGATCCTCAATTCCGAGGAGCTTGCATGCTCGAGTAAAGCTGGTGCTGACAGACTCAGCGTTGTAAGGCCAGATGCGACCCTTGGCTACTTTGCGGTTCTGGATAAGCTTGAGCGCTTCAGGCGGCAGGAGGGTGGTGACATCATTGCCTATCTTTTCACCCGGGTTTTTCATGTCGCGAACGATAACCTCAGAGCTCTCTACATCCACATCCTCGCTCAAGATGCGGCAGGTTTCTTCCTGACGGCGCGTGGAGAATAGGCTGAACAGTATGATGTAGGTCATCGGGATAGAATCCTCCCGCTTCCGTTCATAGACCGAGTAGTAGGTCATGAGCTTGTTCAACTCCTCAAGAGTTGGGCGACGTGTGCGCTGCTTTGACCTGGAAATTAGCCCAAGCTTTTCAGCCACTACGCGTGCGTCTTCACAAGCTTGCTTGTCGAGGGGGTAGCCCCAAGCAGGCCGGGCCACAGTGAAAATGGCTGAAAGGTGGGAAAGGTAGTTGCCTCGGGTTTGAGGCTGACTGGTTAGGCCCTCTAGGTACTTGATAACCATCGCACTGTCGATCTGGGAGCAATGTGTCTCACCTAGCCAAGAGTTGGCAATTGTGCGCAAAACCTGATCCTTGGTCTTCCCGTGTGGCTTGAGCTTATCCCCCAGATACTTCTGGATGACGACAGATAGGATTGGGTCTTCAGGTTTATCAAGGGCGCCGGGTTCCGCAAGCTCTGTCTCGCGCTTTTTGATCCAGGTTTTGGCCGCTGCTTCACGATCGAAGGTCTGGGTTTCAGCATGAACTACCTTGCCACCCTTTTTGACGCGGATTTGGGCGGTGTAGCCCACGCTTCCGTCTTTGCGCTCACGGCGAATTATGGTTCCCAT